GCCGCCATGAACCCCAGGTTGATCGCCCGGCTCTGGGGATTGGCTCCGCCCGAGTTCGGGTAAATGGTCACCACGAACTTGAAGTTGCGTAAGGGGTCGGTCGCCAGGTGCGCGATCGAGGACTTCTGGGTTACCGACATTGGCGGATTCCTTACGAACCGGTTGAGGAGCTGCTCGCGAGCTGCTGCAGGTCGATGACGATGAATTCGGCCGGGGACAGGAGCGCCACGGCGACAGTCGCGTTCACCATCCCCGCCTGCGCGGTCGTGGCGGTGTTGTTGGAGCTATCGCAGACCACCGAGAACGCGGTGTCGTTGGTGCTCCCGGCCAGCACGCCGAGCTGCATCTGCAGGGTGAGGTAGCCGTTGAGCGCGGTAGAGATCTCCAGCCAGAGGTTGGGGTCGTTGGGCGCGAACATGAAGGGGGCGAGCAGGTTCTCCATGTCGTGGGTGAGCTGGATCAGGGTCCGCTGGACGTTCACGTACTGGTTCGGGTAGCCGTGACTGAGGGTCCTGACGCCGAAGATGCAGAACCCGCTCCCGGGGACCAGCTTGACCGGGTTGATGTTGGCGGTTTCGAGGTTGTTCAGGTCGGTGCCGGTGAAGTGGGCCTCGATGTCCACCACGTTCAGCTTGGCCCACGTCCCGGCGGGTGCCTGCTGGACCCCGAACGCGGTCGTGGCCTCGGCCCACATCGCCAGGACCGCCCCGCCCGGGGGCACGTACCGGGTCGCTCCCGGCACCGAGGACGACGGGTCGAGCACCAGCAGCCAGGGCGCGTACAAGGTAGCGTTCGGGTCGGCGGAGATGGCGCTGCCCCCGCTGGTCATGTTGGTGTAGTTGGTGACCACCTGGGCGGAGGTCTCGGGCAGGTTCGGGGCAGGCCCGTCTACGACGAGCATCACGTCGCCCCGCCCGTCGGCCCATGTCAGGAGGGAGTTCAGGGTGCTGTTGCTGGTGACGCCCGGCAGGTTCACGTACAGCACCTGCTGCTGAAGCTGGTCGAAGGCGACCGGGAGGGCGGAGCCCAGGGTGGGGGCGACAGACCCGTCGGCGCCGGAGGCCAGCGGGGTGGCCGCCAAGGGTGCCGGGTCGTTGACACCAGGCACGTAGGTGTTGCTTGGGAGGCTTACCGTGACGGTGATGTAGTTCGACCCGGAAATCGGGCTGTTCACCATCGTGCCGATGTACCGGGAGTCCGCCGGGTTGACCGATGCGGAGATGTACTGCTCGGCGAGGAACGCGGTCGAGCTGCCGCCGTTGTACACGTTCAGGTTGAACCGGCCGGTGACGCCGGTCGCGACGACCTCGACGTAGACGGTGTTACCCCAGGCGCCGGGGGAGGCAGCGGTTACCGTCATCACCGTGTCTGGGCCACTGTTGGTGTCGAGCAGGCCCAGGTGGGCGGACGCGGCGTCGGTGTTGGGGACGCGGACCACGAAGCAGGCCGGGCCGTCGTGGGCGAAGTACTGGTACACGGAGTGGTGGAGGAGGCTGCCGCCAGATACGGCGAAGGTGCCGAATAAGTCGGTGAACTGCTTCCAGGACTGGACCAGAACGGGACTCGTCGGGCCGATGTTGTAGGCCGCCGCGAACGCAGCCACGCCCTCACCCGGGATGCCGATGTTGCTCGCCGCCAGCGGTGTCAGGTTCTGGTTGACGAAGACGCCCGGCCTCGCAATAGCGGTCATCTACAGGTACTCCTTCACTGCGTATTCCAGCCGGAGGCCATTCCCACGCTCAGTAAGCCGAAGCTGGTCTCAAGTTCAGCCACCGTTAAATCTGCCAAATCCGAGTAGACGTCCAGGTTGACATTCAGTTGCTTGGCAAGAGCCAGGCTCCCGCCGAACTGAGCTGGTGCGTCTACAGGCCCAAGTAATTCCGAGCAGACTCTTACATTGTAGGTGGTTGTGAGCAGATGCTTGTCGTCCTGGTCTTTCCCGTAGGTAAGCTGCGGGCCGCCATTGACGAAAAGGGACCGGATCGTCCCGTCCTGCGGGATCTTCAGGTAGCCCCACTGGTCGTAAAGGCGGCCAGGCTGCGCGAGCGCGGACACGATCGGGACCATGTGCTCGTGCATGAACCTGGTCTGGACTTCGATCTGGTAGTCGAAGTTGTAAGGGATCGGGAAGAAAGCCCGGTAAGGGCTGTCGTTCGGGTCGAAGCTGTCACCCGCCGGGTTCTGGCCGCCACTGTCAGCCCACCAGGCGGGGTATCCCTCGGGGGCGTAGGGGATATGGACGTACCCAGAATGCTGCCGGGCCGGGTCGCGGAACCACCCTGCGTGCTCGATGATGATGACCGGCGGGGTGTAGTCCACCACCTCGGTTTCAGGCAGCCGGTAAACAACCGGCACCTTACGCCCGCCAGGCGGGGCGTTGGCGTCGGTGACCAGAAGCCCCTGCAGCATGCCTTTCAGCGCCAGGTCTTCGTTGGTTATCCAGGGAATTGGGGGCTCCTAGAACGCTATGGGGATGGCCACGTAGCACTCCAGCCGGGAGGCGGCAGCGTTCAGCCCGTAAACCTGAATGGACCCGTCGGTCTCCAGCTCGATCGCACACCCCTCGTAGTTCCCTGCGGAAATCTTGAGCACGTCGGTGTAGGCGGCCACCCTGCGCAGACCAACGGGCCGGTAGTTAGCCGGGAGGCTCCCAGAGGGGAAGATCACGGTGCCGTCAGACACCGCACCAGGCGTGAGGATCTTGAACGAAAGGACCAGCTCCCCGTTGGCGTTCAGCATGTACTGGGCGTGGCCGCCCGCGCCGATGGCCCAGCTATTCGACATGGTCGTGAGGTTGTGCGGCACCTCGGGGGTGAAGCTGCCCGAGAAGCCGGTGGCGTAGCCGACCTGCCCCGCGACGTACACATTCGGCGGCGACCCGCCGCTGGAGGAGGGCCCGACGAACACGTTCCCGGTGGTGGTCAGGTCCAGGATCTCCCCAGAGCTGGTGTTGAGCTGGTTCCCGAACGACCCGCTGGAGGTGGCATGGACGAAGTCCACCTGCGGCTCAGACGAGAACGTGCCGCCTGGGGTGAAGCAGCCGGTCACCGCGACGTTGGAGTGGGTGAACGACGCCTGGAAGAGGTCACTGCCGACAAGCTTCCCGACCGGCGGGTGGGCACCCGTGGCGACGAGCGCGCAGGCCTCCACCATGATCTGGGAGCAGACCGAGTTGTTGTACACACCAGAGGCCATCCCCGTGGGCGTGGTGGACGAGGAGGTGGAGTTCAGCCGGACGGCGGGCACAACCGAGGTCCCGGTCAGCGTGGTGCCGGTGAAGACGTCGTCTCGCAAGGTGACGTACTTGCACCCGTTCAGCTCAACCAGCGGGTTCGCGGCTATCCCGTTGAAGAAGGCCTGGATGATCGTCGCGAAGCTGGCCTGGACGAGCAGAATCGGGGTGCAGGAAGACACCAGGCCGGAGCCGACCGCGTCCCACTTCCCCCCGGAAATCAGGAGGTTCCCGGCCGCTGGCGTGGCTGGCGGCCCGGCCGTGAAGCTGACGTTCGAGAGCATCACCGCCGGGGCTGAGCCGCCCGAGGGGATGATCCGCTTGATGGTCGCGCCTGGGCTCAGGTGCAGCCACGTACCGGCCCCTATGACGAGCTGGGTGCCGCAGGCGTAGACACCGTCAGCGACCCACACCTCACCGCCACCGGCCGCTGTGCACGCGTCCAGGGCCGCCTGGAGGAAGGAGGAGTCATCGGTGGACCCGTTCCCGGTCGCCCCGAAGTTCGCCTTGGCGTCGAAGTAGTTGGTCAGTGATGACCCGGCGGGCATCAGGGTTGGCGAGATCTTCCCGAACCCGTCGAGCTTGACGTACCCGTTGGCGAGGTTGATGCCGGAGGTGATCGGGCCGACCAGCCCGGCGGCGTACGCGCGGTCACCGTGCGGGTCAGATGCTGAGGTGTGGGTGTTGACCGACGTTAAGGCCTGATTGGCCACGGCTAAGACGGCAGTGGTGATGTACTGGTTCAGCGGCACGCCCCAGTTCTGCTGGCCTGTCGTAGGTAAAGACATCGCTCAGGCGCTCCACTGGGAGAAAGTCGCGTCATCGACAAGCTCGTCGGGCTTGCATTGCATCGCGGTTACTCCCACGATTATATCCCGCTCCTGGATCTGGCCTCGGATAGCGATATTCGTCACCCGGAAAACCTTCGTGTCGTACACCGCCCGGTCCTTCAGGTAATTCTGGGTGTCGATGTCGGCGTAGCTCATGCCCATCTGGAGGAACAGGTCGAAAGCGATGGTGGCGTCTAAGTCGTCGCTGGTGTAGAAACCAGCGGTGCCGTTCTCGTTAGCGCCCCGGAGGTGACTGACGTGAAGGCACGGCATCCGCACCGGGGGCTTATACATGCGCCCCTGGCCGACCGCCTCACCGTAAATTGGGTCGATCTGAGTGGCGACAGGGTCGTACCGATAGTAGCTCAGCCAGTCACCATTGACATCGCGGAATCCGCGCAGGCCCTTGAAGATCCTGTCGGTCTCTTGGTCGGCCGAAAATCGTCCCTGCTTCCAGTCCATCCGGCCCATCAGATACGCCTCCCCTTTTCATCCACCTCGTGCAGCACGCGCAGTTGGCCGGTGGTGCGGTAGGCACCTCCGCCGTAGTTGCGGTAGTGGGGGTCAGGGCTGTTGCGTGTGATCGGGGTGCCGCGTCTGGTCTGGGGCTGCACCGCGTAAACGTGGCCCTCGCGGCCGTACAGGTTGTGCGCCTCTCCCAGGAAC